GAGACGTTGGTTATAAGATTGAAGAGATTGTATTACCAAAAGAAATACAAGAAATATCTGCAACAAAGATTAGAAAAGAAATGGGATTATGAAATTTAATTTCACGTTTTTAGGTCAATGTGTCATTCGTTATGAAACGCCGTTAGATATATTTCATGCAATCAATTCCATATATGAACAAAGATTTAATGAACTTTATCCAGCTAATAAGCAATTAGTAGGTAAAATTAAAAACGAACATTCTTTATTTTATAATGGAGAAGATGAATCTAAAATGAAAAGACATGATCATTTACCACTGAATGTTAAACAATGGTTTATGGAAATGTTTAAACATTATTTAGAATTTAATCATATTAGAAAATATCAAACTCATCTAAATTCAATCTGGGTTAATGAAATGAAAGCTCATGAATACAACCCCGTTCACGTTCACCAAGGTAATTTGTTCACAGGTCTATCTTCAGTTATGATTTTAAAATTACCAAATACTTATGGTGTAGAATATTCAGCAGAACAAGCTCCACAAAATGGAAAACTACAAATACTAGGTGCAACGAATGGTCAGTTTGCAAAAGTAGATTATCAACCACCAATGGAACTACGAGACTTTTATATTTTTCCATATGACATGAGACACTGTGTTTATCCATTCAATGGAACAAATGACACAAGAAGAACATTAGCAGCTAATTGCGATGTTCTTTATGATCCAATAGCTAACAGAGGAGCACAATGATAATAACAGAACCACGTTGGAAGTCGTTGATTATAGAGACAACTTCACCAATATTTACACCAGAACAATGTCAATTAATTATAAATGCAGGTCAATCTGAACCAAAAGAAAGTGGACAGGTTGGAGGAGGTAAAGGAGGTGTGGTAGATACAAAGGTTAGAACTTCACATATTAGTTGGATACCATTTAATAAATTACCTGAAATGTATAAAACATTAGAGAGAATTATGCTTCAAACTAATGGCAATCATTTTGGATTTGAAGGAATGCAAATAACAGAACCCGCACAGTATACAGAATATCCATCAGGTGGATTTTATGATTGGCATATAGATTCAGATGTTAATTGTACAAATGAACCACCGGTTCGTAAAATATCTATGACTTGTTTATTATCACATGAATCAGAATTTGAAGGTGGTGGATTAGAGCTTATGTCAGATGGAAAGATTGCAAGACCTAAACAAGGACAAGCAATATTCTTTGCAAGCTATATTAGACACAGAGTTATACCCATTACAAAAGGTACAAGAAAATCACTTGTCATGTGGTTTGGCGGTACACCATTTAAATGATGAATAGAGAATTATTCTTTGCAACTCCAATCTATGTTGCTGATGTTGGCAGTCCACAATTAAATAAACATTTAGAACATCACATTATTGAATGGTCTAAACGAGACAAAGGTCTTCAAAAAACTAATATGAATGGATGGCATAGTGAAACAAATATGCATAAACTTCCAGAATATATAGATCTTGTTGATTTATTATTTAAAGCACAATTTCATATTTACAAAGAAGAGTTATTAGATAACGAACCATTCCTTGGTAATATGTGGGCAAATATAAATTACAAAGGTGGTTTTAATAGACCACACATGCATCCTAATTCATTATGGTCTGGAGTTTATTATATCAAGACACCAGAAAATTGTGGTCATTTAAAATGTGAAGATCCAAAATCAGTTGCAGCGATGACTCATCCAAGAAGAAAAGAAGGTCAACTTCCATCTTATTTATGGAGAGAAGTTCATTATAAACCAATTGCAGGAAGATTAATTATGTTTCCATCATGGTTAAATCACTGTGTTGATCCTAATCAATCTGATGATATAAGAATATCTGTATCCTTTAATTTTTTACAAGCAGGTATGCAAGCATGAGCTTCGCCCAGAATAAATATCAAGTAATTAAAAAAGCAATACCATACGATCTTGCTAATTTTATATTTAACTACTTCTTACTTAAACGTGATGCTGTTAACTATATGTATAGCAATAACATCATTGCTGAAAATTCATTATTCGGAACGTGGAAAGATCAACAGGTTCCAAATGTATATTCTCATTATGCAGACTTTGCTATGGAAGCATTATTAATGAAAGTAATGCCTATTATGAAAAAAGAAACTAATTTAAATTTAATACCTACGTACTCGTACGCGCGCGTGTACGAGAAAGGTTCTATATTAAAGAGACATAAAGATAGACCATCTTGTGAGATATCTACAACATTAAATCTAGGTGGCGATCCTTGGGCTATCTATTTAGATACAACAGGAAGTAATAATGTAATTGATGAATATAAGAATATAATGAAACCAAATGCACCAAAAGGCATAAGAGTAGATTTAGAACCGGGTGATATGTTAGTTTATTCAGGTTGTGAATTAGAACATTGGCGAGAAGAGTTTACAGGAAACATTTGTGCTCAAGTTTTCTTGCATTATAACCATGTAAATGGACAGTTTGCAGATTCTAATTTATATGATAAAAGACCTTTACTAGGAATACCACCGTTAAGAAAATAGTATAAATCAACGAATTTGGTGGTATAAGAATAGCTTATGCCAATTAATAAACTACAATTTAGACCAGGAATCGATAAACAAAACACTCAATATGGCGCAGAAGGTGGTTGGGTTGATTGTGATAACGTGCGTTTTAGGTACGGTGTTCCTGAAAAAATAGGTGGTTGGGAACCTGCCGTTGGTACTAATTTAATTGGTGCTGCAAGAGATATTCACACTTATACAGATTTAGCAGGAGACTCATTAGCAATCATTGGTACAGATAGAAAATTATATACTTATTACGATAACAACTTTTATGACATCACACCTCTATCAACTACTATTCCAGCAGTATTTACATTCACATCAGGCACAACAATAGTTAACGTTCTTGCAACATCTAATGGTGCAATCGCTGGAGACTTTGTTACATTTTCAGGAGTTACAGGAGTTAGTGTTGTTAACATTACTAATTCTAGTATGGCTCAAGAATTTGAGATTCAAAATATTATAGATTCTAATAACTTTACAATAGATGTAGCTACAATTGGAACACCAGGAGTTGTTACAACATCTGGCACAGCTTCAGGTGCAGCATTTCAAATAAATATAGGATCAGATATTACAACAATTGGTAATGGATGGGGAGCCGGTGCATGGGGATTTTCTACTTGGAATACACCAAGACCTGCAGGAGTTATTACTGCTAATCCAAGAATCTGGCAAATAGATAACTTTGGTGAAGATATTATTGCAACAATTGTGGGTGGTAGAACTTATTACTTTGATACCTCTGCATTTATTAGTCCAAGAAATACTAGAGCTACCTTATTAGCAAATGCTCCAACTCAATCTAATTATATGACAATATCTCCAAGAGATAGACATGTAATATTCTTTGGTACTCAAACAACACCAGGAACAAGTTCAACTTATGATCCAATGGCCGTGCTCTTTGGTTCACAAGAATCTATTACAGACTTTATACCCAATGCAACGAATACCGCAGGATTTCAAAGATTATCATCAGGAAATAGAATTGTAACAGCAGTTCCAACAAGAGGAGATATATTAATATTAACTAATACATCAGCTCATTCTATGCAGTTTGTCGGACCACCATTTACATTCTCATTTAAACAAATTGGTACGAACTGCGGAACATTATCTGCACATTCTGCTGTAGAAGCGGAGAACGTTGTCTATTGGATGTCCGATGGAGCATTCTATTTATTTGACGGGGTCGTGAAAGAAATTCCATGTTCAGTACAAGATTATGTATTTCAAGATATAAATACAGATGAACACTCTATTATTTATGCTGGAGTTAATTTAGATTTTTCAGAAGTAAATTGGTTTTATGCATCAGGTACTTCTACTGCAATTAATAGAATAGTAACATATAACTATCTTGAAAAATTATGGACAATTGGAACATTAGCTAGAACAACTTGGGCTTCTAAAGATGTGTTCGCAAATCCACTTGCAACTAAATATATGCCAAATTCTACGACACTTGCACAACCTACAGTTATTGGTTTAACTGCTGGTGTATCTACTTTA